ACAAAAGAATATCTATGACTTGAATCATTATCAAATAATTGAAGGTCCGCTATTGTAGTAGAATTTAATGTAGCAGAATTTAATGTCTTATTAGTAAGTGTTTGAGTTGCACTATTAACCGTAATAATACCCGAAGAATCGGGGAAGTCAATACTAACCTCTGAAGCAGGATTAACTGCTCCAATTTTAGTTATAAAAGACGTTCCAAATATATCAAAGCCACTATCAGTCAGTCTGGTGGTGGACCCACTGATGGTACCGCCTAGAATATCATATAACTCTGTGAAGTTGGCATTAATTTTAATCCCGGCTCCACGAAGTGTGTCACCTGATCTATCATTTGCCGTTGTTCCAGTATTGACAGTTTGCTTTGCCATGAATAACTCTCTACTTTAATTTATACTATTTATACATGTTGAAATGGATAATGCGCAGAATCTGCTGAGTTATCCGAATCAAATATAGTATGGTAAGTTGCTTGGTCGAATGTTGATTTTGTAACAATAATATTATCTGAATCCTGATCCATAGTAAGAATGAGACCCGCCCGAGAACCAGAGTCGTCCATCAGTGTGGAATTCACGCCCAACACTTTAATAATTGGTCTATCTGCATCCAAATCATCAATAGTCAATGTGCCCATATCATTAAAGGCTTGACCTGTTTGCATTCTGCGTAGGCCCATATCACTGTCTCTGACGAGCAATGTAACATCTGCGAAAGCTTCGAGCTGGAACGGCGCATCAGCAGCAACCGCAAGTTGCTCTTCGATAGGAGCACCGATTTCGTCTTGAATAATAGTAAGGCCTATTTCATTAACCAATTCCAACAAAAGTTCAGAACCTAGATACACACCACCGGGATGAACAAAGAGCTTATAGGCATCAACCCATTCTTTTAATGGAAGACCAATCCTAATAAGAACCGACATAACTTGGTATAGTTTGTCATCAGTAATAAACTTTCGTGATTCAGGCCCAATGACAGATGCGGCTTCTTTTACTTGTTGACCAGATACATTTATACTATCTTGATCATAGTCAATCGCAGGGCCGACTTTAAAGATATTAGCTTTAGGGTAAATGATCTGAGGATCTATCCCATAGAACCCTCTAAAGAATTGTTCGATACTATACTTTGTACCTTTTGATCTATAGAGTGTGTTGGAGAATTTAATAGCTTCTCTTTTATTTAAGAAACCCCCAAAATATGCCTGTCCCAACAAGAGCTCATCTTCAAGAAACTGTAAAAGACTAGAAGGAACTTGCGTGGCATCTCTAGAGGAAAACAGCCTTTTGATCTGACCAGAGGGCTGGTCAGCGGAATCCATATACTCATAATAGGCATCGAATAACTTTTGAATATTAGGATATTCATCGGCAAAGTATTCAGGTAATACTTGACTTACTTCATTTCTGAAAACGTCAACATAATTCCTATTATTGTCTAGTATTGTTTTATCTTTAGTAGACATTAGTTAGTAGCACTCACAGTTACAGCAGTTGTGACAGATCTATCAGGGTCATAATCTAAGAGTTCGTTTCTCTTTGGAGCCAAGGCACTCTGATTAGATGGCACAACAGCTAGTTTAATTCTGTCCAGACCCGCTGAAATGCTTGTTGGATTGAAATAGTTTATAGTAACAATACCCTGAGCGGCGTCGAAGTTCCCTATGTTATCAACTATGACCGTAGAACCCGCAACACCCACAATTTGAATGACATTAGAACTTAACTTATTTCTGAGAACACACGTCTGAGCCTGAAAGGTAAATTCGTTACTTGTGATAATATATTCATCATCATCAGGTGCAGCAATTGAAACAGGAAATTGCAGTTGTTGGCTGATCTGAACTTTAGTTGAAGACAATCTATTTACGACGACTGTATTGTTTTCACCTGTAAGTCCATTCAATATCATGAAATTAGCGGCGTCTTGATATCTTTGACTCACCACCAGATCAACAATCTTATCTATAGAGGCTTGAGGTGTTGTTGATGGTGAAAGTAATAGACCATTTACTACACCAATTAAAGTCGGAGCAGAAGGTACAAAACGTTGTTGCATTCTAACATTGGCTCTTGATGAAAGAATTGCCGGAGAAGTCTCATCAACATCTGTCAAGACATTTGATCGTCTGAATGCCTGTCCAAACCCACCAGTATTATTTGTAAAATATGTCGTAATAACATTGTTAACTTGATCTTGAACCGCATTTAATGTAAGATCTGTGAGCTTAGGGTTGAATTGAAAGAACGTATCCATTTCGATAAAGGTTTCGATTGGATCGATAAACCTAATATTAAACGAAACAATAGAAAGCTGCTCAGACAAATCTCTAATATTTTGCTTAGTGCTTGCAATCGTTTCTGTAGTAACATCGTCTTCGAATAGAATAGAAACATACACAGCACCGAATTCAGGCTTGATGGCCTCTTCACCGCCCCAAGATGCAATGTCTTTGATAAGTGTCGAATAGTTTCTCAAAATAAGTGATGAATAGTCACTTGCAGTCACCATACGGTTTTGAGTTGCATATTGGAATGGAGCATTTTTGCGGATAGATTCAATAGATTCTTTTACATCTCCACCGATTGAGTTTACATAAGTCACTACATTGATAGGACTTGTAATAACACCATCTGTAAATTGTGTAACTGGTGTAAATGTTCTTGCCCCATTTGCAATATCGCCTTTGGTTGAAAGATATTGAACTTCAATTTTATTACCCGCAGATGGAGCAATACCAAAAGTTTCTCCGTCACCAAAAGACAACTCGAAATAGCCATTAGGAGATTCTTTAAGAATATACACAGTAGAGTTGGAACTAATAGTTGTTAAGTTCACAATGTTCTGATATGTGGTAAAGTCATTAGATGCCGCTGTTGGATATACTTTAACAGTGACTGTATCTGCGTCAATGGTGCTATCAGGAATTACATATATTGGATTGTCTTCGTATTCACCAACAAGGAATGTTTTAGTCTTTAATGTGCCTTCGTAAATGGGAATACGATTAGAGCCATCAGAAGTTTTAAACTCATAAAAACCTGTGCCATCATCCTCTGCCGAAAAGTTTTCTACAGTCTGAAATGTATAAGTTACGTCATCGACAGAACCAGTAAACTTAGTATATGCAGGCAAACTAATATCAGTGTTACGTCCGGCGGCATTAGAACTAAGAGTTAATCTAACTCTAGCCTGAGATGAAGTTTTAGTGTCTGGAACATAGCCAATTCCCTCTGCTAAAGAAACAATAGAAGATCTTAACTGTGCAGTGGGTAGATATGATTCATTCAAAGCAAAGTTTGCAATGAGTGCGTTTAGGTGCGTATTGTATGCCAACACATCAAGTATATTAGAAAGCCCCGAAGCTTCAAAATTATAATCCTTGAATTCATCTTTATTGGCAAGATAATCTTTAAGATTACTTTTAATATTATCAAAATCTAATGCGGAGGATTTAATAGTAGTTGCCATTTATCTTAACCTTGATAGGGATGTTGTGAATGTCACAACTTCTTCTGTGTTTACGACTTGAAACTCTATAGTGACTGATAAAGAATTTCTATCTTCTTGATAGTTTACGTCAATGTTTCTAACTAGAGCTCTTGGTTCATACGCATTAATAGCAGATGCAATTTGCTCTCTTACGTCATCTTCAATGTCTTCATCTGCAAGTTCAAATAATAACGCTCTTATATTACCGCCATAAAAAAGCTCAAACGGTTTCTCATAATAATTGGTAAGAATAAGATTTTTTACCGCCTGTTTGACTGCGGCGGCATCCTTTTTCTTATATAGCACACCATTAGCATTTACAGCAAACAATAGATCGATGTCACTATATTCAACCTGCCTACTCGTGATGAGAGTGGAAGCTGCTAGATTGCCGTCTTCTCTGGATAAAACTCTATTGGTTGCCATTGTGCTTTCTCATTTTCCTATTATTTATAAGGCTTTTGCAAAGGAAACATCAAATCCTTTGTTCCAAGTTCCTGCTGATCCAGCTTTATTTTGCCGCCAAACACTTTCATCATAATGAATGAAACCCGATGTGGTACCATCTCGCCTTTTTTCATAATATCCACCGATGCCGGGGCGAACACCACGTGCCTTGGCATTTCTTACAAGTATCTTAATGTAGCGAACATATAGAGACCTGTTATCGCCCGGGAAGATCGCCTTACCATTTAGTAGTAGATAGTGGTCCGCAGCCTCCCCAATTGGATGGTTTTGTGTTCCAGAAGCCCTAGAGGCTCTTCCACCATTTGATGTTATCTGCGCAGTATATCCTACACCAAGTTCTCTGACGGCAGCCGCAATGGAATCTACAATTTGTTGATTTGGCCAATTCTTTCTGTTGGGGCCACGGGCATGAGTTACTACATTATCAGAGGGTGG